ATAAAAACAGGCATGTGGAAATGCAATCGGAAAACCTACCCATCCTTGGTATTGTTTATATCCACCCTGTATAATGAGCGGGATTGTCCCGCCCAATTTTACCCACCAAGCGTTGGCGTTGGAGACATTGCCGGCCACTACACCGGCCCTAGAAGCATTTACGGCACCGATAGCACTCCGCACATCATTAGCACTGCCTTTTGAAAGCAGGGTCTTTGCAAAATCAGTGATGGTAGCCAATGTGGCAGTGTTTGCACCTGAGTACACCGGGAACTTATTAGAGGCAGGAGTAAGTTTTGCAATGGCAAGCAGTGCATTGGCAAGGGTAATGGGGATAGTAATGTTACCGGTGCCGTCAAAAGCCTTTGCAGCGGCAGTAAAGCCTGTCCCCGATACGCTGATAGTTCTTTGGGTGGCGAGCTTGGTTGCAGTGCCCGCATTCCCGCTGACAGACACAGGCCATGTGCCGGTCGCTCCTGTGCCGTTGTTTTTTGGCACGTCAGCCGCAAAGGCAAGGGGTTTCCATCCTGTTGATTTAGACCAATCAGCCGAACCATTCTGTGAACGGACAGAAACAGTTCCGTCATTGCCAACGAACAGTTGCAAATCCCACGAACCATTATCCCACGGTAAATGTAGAATCGCACCATCATGTGGCGGCTTTGCAGTAGTCATGGATGAGGTAGCAAGATAATATCTGACTTTTGCATCAGCGAATGTGTTGTTGGCGGTAGTTGGACGGTACATCCACGAATTAAGAGCTTTTGCTCCACCAACATTAACATTGCCCAAATTAGATTGTCCTGTCCCGCCATTAGCCTCAGGGACTGTCCCGGTTAAACCGATAGTTATTTTATCGTTAGTCTCATCAGCAGTAATGCGGATGTTATTTTCTGCAGCAATATAAAGAGTATCCTGCTTATTATCAGCCTGCAAAGTGGATGTGCCTACCGCAACATTTCCAAAAGCATTCTGGTTCACTTCAGCACCGGTAGCCACCCCATCAAGTTTTGTCTTGTCTGCCGCACTCATGAATCCATCAGAAGATGTACTGGCGTTGTTGTGCCTGTGCCCACTGGGGGAAAAATACTCGGCATGGTGCCCATCAAGCAAATCGGAATTGAGATTGGTATTGACTGTTCCGTTTGAGATAGGCACCTGCCCACTTCCGTTGGACGTTGTGAGCCCGTTTACCTTCCCCGCATTGACGATTTTGTCCTCTACAAGGGCCCTTATCTGCTCCCTTTCGTTGGCAGGGAAATCGGCAAGGTAACTGTCGTCAGCAGGGAAACTCTTATTGTAAGCCATTTCATACTCCTTTCGGTTTAATAACCTTTGATACGAATGTCGCAGGTACCGCCTGTGTCGGTGTTTGACTTGTCCTTCACTTTTATTACACAGGACTCCTTCCCACGGCTCACGATTTCAGCATGATAGCCTTCGCCCACGGCGGCGGCCACTACGGCAGGAACTGCATAGAACGTGTGTCCATAGCCAACGGTAGAGCCGCCTTTGGCGATTGCCCGCTTGAGAGCTATATCGGTATCGGGGACATCGATAGAAATTACAAACTTGTTCACTTCCGGCGAACGTGCAGCATTTTCGGTAGACATATCCACTTTGAACTGGATGTATCGGAAAGTCCGTTGAACAGGCTTAAATACAGTCCAATCAGTCCATGTAGCGTTGTCTTGCGATATCCGCACTTTGAGGGCGACAGTGCCGCCACGCATAGCGGTAGTGGAATAGAAAACAGCCGTGACATTGCAAGTGATGACGGACGAAACATCAATCACGGGTGTCGTATAGGTGCCTTCTGCATGTCCGTTGCTTGCTTTTGTCAAGTCAATGGCAAGCACCTTCTGACTTCCGGCTTCTTCCCATTTGAGGGCCGGGTAGTCGCTGAACCGGCCACCGAAAGTCTGCCAGTTGTACTTGGAATTGGTAAAGAGTGTGTTGTTATGGTTCCCATTGGCGAGAGCTATCTCATCAAAAGTCATAATGACATTCCTCGGAAGAAGGGCGGTCACGTTGACAGTAGCTGATGCGGCATTGACGCTTTCAAACCCTGCTTTGTTCCGTGCTTTAATGAAGTAACGGTAAACTCTGGTTACATCGATGGGCAGTATGACGCTTGTCCCTGTCACCCCACGAGCTACAGGAGTTCCTTCATCGTAGCTGAAACCTTCACGAATTTCGTAGTTCTCTATGTCCTTCTCGGCAAGTCTGTCCCAGTAGAGTTCAATAGAATCACCGTTCTGAAGGGCAATGAATCCACCTACATCATCAGGCTCCACCTTTACATTGACAGTGGTGGAAGTTTCATCGGAGTAATAACCGGCTGTGTTTTTCGCTTTCACCATCAATTTGTAGGCTCCACTAGCCGTAAGGACTTTCTCGGCGTAGATTTCTTTTGTAAAGGGAAGTGGTTCGCCGCTATCCCAGTTGTCGCCTATCTTCGTTTCATACCCTGCAAGGTCAGGGTCGTCTATATTTGCCCAGTTGATTAAGAGCTTTGAACGATCAGTATCAGACTGTGCGGCCTGGATTGCAGAAACGGCAGTCGGTCGTAAGCTGAACACGCCGGAGACTGATGCTGCGTGCAGGGATTCGTTCCCTGCAATGGTTACTGCTTTAATCATCCAGTTGTGGGTGTTCTCGTCCTTCACTATCACATCATAAGTAACGTTGGAGACACGGGGTGCCACAGTTTTTGCACTATCCCAGTCGCTGCCTTCCTTGATGACGTAATAAGCGATGTCGCTTTCTTCAGGAGCATCCCATGTAAGGACTATCCGTGTAGATTCGGACGTTGACTTTTTAGCCTTGAAATTGGTCACGTCTAAAGGGTTAACCATGGCTACAAAGTTATAGCTTGCAACACTGCTTTCATATCCGGCAATGGTCTTTGCCTGTACCATGTAGGTGGTGGCATCGTTGGAGGGGATATCGATGGTAACAGCTGTTTCCTTTGTCTTGGTTACAACCGTTCCTGTTGCCCATGTGTCGCCTCTCTTGATGATATAGGCATCAATATCCACTCCACCGGAAGGAGAGAAGGAAATAACGGCCTTGGAGCGGTCTTTGGTGGATTGACGGACGGAAAGATTCGTGACTGCGTTCGGCTCAAGAATTGCATCAATATCGGCATAGGATGCATTGACTGAAAAATAACCTTCTGCGTTGACTGCCTTAATCCAGAATTTATAAGTCCCTGAAGAAGGAAGCGTGTACTGTGCGGCAAGTGCCTTGGTCTTGTCAACCACAATTCTGCCACCATCCCACGAATCCCCCATCCTTACCTGGTAATAAGACAGGTCTACTTCATGATTTGCCGACCATTTGAGAGATGCAATGGCACGGTTCGTAGCAAGCTGAGTGATTGTGAATCCGCTGACATCAGCAGGCTCTATTTTAACCGTGACGGTCACTGTGTTCGACTTGTCACTTTCCCGGTTTTCATAGTCGAGTGCGGAAACGGAGAAAGAATAGTCGCTACTGCTTGCCGCCGTGTAGGTAAAGAATGTGTCCTTTACATCACCAGCTATCTTGGAACCATTCATATAAATGTTATAGCCCTTGATGTCATGGGCGGGATGCGGGTCTTTGTCCCACTTGAGCTTAAGCTGAGTGGAGTTCCATTCAACCTTGGTAACCGTCAGATTCTTTGGGGCATTCGGAGAAATCGAATTGGAACCATCAGTAAGGATATGGGCTGTGCAGTATTCTGATTTTACCCCTACATCGTTTACGGCGTACAGACGTACATAATAAGTCTTCATTGAAAGGACGTTCAATGCATATTGGGTTTCGCCGGAAATAAACTTTTTTTCGTATGTCCAGTTTTCTCCGTCCAGTGAAATTTCCATAATGACGGGGTTCAGAGTTCGTGGGTTAATCCATGTTGCATGAATGATGTTGGTGATCGTCCCATCTGCTTCACTGTATTTTTCAGTCAGAAGAATCAAGTCTTTCGGCGGTTTCACGGTGTCATCGTACCGTTTGATTTCAGGGAGATTGGTCACATCCATGTCATAGAGTTCAGGATAATACTCAATAGCCTGGATAGTCCGTGTCTCATCGCTGTGGCCGGTGCTAATCGAAAGGACTCTGAACTTCTTGGCTTCATGCCCCTTATATCCGAGAGCATAGATGCAGTCGGCTTCGATATCAGAGGGAGTGCCCGCCAATATTACCTTGTCACCATCAACGGCAGATATCTTGTAATAGGTGAGCTTGTCGGTTGAATTGCTTCTTACAAGCATCGTAGTGAAATCAGAACCCTCGGATGTTGCTTCACGGTCAATGGTGATGGTGTTTCCGTTGACTGCTTTTATGCGGCCGCCTAGTCCCCACGAAGTGACATCTTCTTGCACAAGAATTACATCGCCTATCTGACAGGCGATAGCGTCGGCAAAGGCTTCAAAGGAAACAGTCCTTATCTCATATTTGTTTGAGCGGAGCTTGTAGGCCCCATACCTGTATGCCTGATTCACGTCCGTGCATCCCATGAGTTCAACCTGCGTGGGTTGCTGAGGAGTGTCAGATTCGTTGTAGGAATCGGCGTAGACTGCCAGTACGTCTCGTTCGTAGTTCTTGTCCTTGTTCATGAACGAAACTTCAATACAGTTTGCCCGGTCATCGGTAGACTGGTATTCGTTTGAGAAGGAATCCTTCTTGATGTTTGCCACGACGAACAACTGGACAGGTTCAGACGCAGCGTCAAAGATACAGGAAACCTTGGTGCCAATCAGCACGATTGCCCCATATCCGACACGGCATGGATACTGCAATGCGTCATACAGTTTCATGGCCGAATCGTACAAGTAATTGAAATCAATGTTATTGGCATCGCACATATCGGCCCACGCCTTGAAAGCGTCATAGTCGATATTCTCATAAGAGATACCTGTTACCACGAAAGAGTCTTTCCCGTCTATGGAAGTCAGCTTCCTGCACTGATGGAGAATGTCATAAGCGGCCCATGCCGGATTGGCGGCAGGTTTCTGTTCATAGGCCTTGGTGTCGGGGTTCCATACCCACACAAGATTTCGTGAAATCAGACAAGTAAGCTGAGGGTCTGAGCCGGACAGCTGGTCAGTCGCAAGGGCTTTTAAGCCTAACAGGGCCTTGCCGGGGTAGCTGAAATCATCATGGATAATCTGCGTAACCCCTACCCACTGAATCTTGTTCGCCGTCCGGGTCGATGTATCGTCCTTGTGGGTACATCTTACCCGCACTTCATACTGTCCGGGTTTAAGTCCGTACACATCATAGACACGATAGAAAGCATCGGTTTTCTTCTGACGGATGACGCCGTCACCATTGTGAGAGGCAATAACCTTTTTCTTGTACTCATCAAGAGACATGGAGTAAGTCCACTTCTCGATATAGTTCCCGTTCTCGTCAGTCTTATAAACGGTATGGGTCTTCCCACGCCTTGTGTAGGTATAATCGACTTCATAGCCCTGGAATGTTCCACAATCCTGTTGCCAGTGCGTGTGCCACCATGCAACGGTGCCAAACATACGCCGAAAGCCCCTGTTCCATGAGCTTCCATGAGGGACAACAGGTTCCCATGTGTGGTTTTCATTCCATACAGGAATCTTCGTCCAGTCAGTGTTCCCAACCTTGCGATACTGGGCTTCTATGGTGACGCCGGTCCAGTCGGGGTTGCCGTTGTCATTTGAATGATAAAGCCCCTGTGGGAAGGAAAGCGTGATTTCAAGCCCCTGTGCATCGTTGCCGTCACACTGGAACGTATGCCATACCGAGTCATTGTTCAGCTCATAAGCAAGAGCGGCATCAGAATAGGAGTCGTTAAAATCATTCATCACGGTTTGGGTGTTGGTTCCCATCCGTGTCTCTATTTTGCAGTTCTGATAGTTGGTCAAAGGGTTCCCATTGAGCTTGACGTCGGTGATGCTGTCAATCGGACCCTGTGCAAGACAATAGAGAATAGACAAATACTGCTTGTCGCCGTCTGAAACAACATGGCGCTGAAGCATAAGCCCTGCGGTCTTGACTGTGCCGTAAAGAACAGGAAGCACATAGCCCTGCCCGGTGAGTGTCGTCGGGGCTCCCCATCCATAGGTATTTGACTGTTCCGTATTGGTTAGGTCAACCGCAGGCTTCGTCATCTTCTCTATCATGTGGTTGCCTATCATGGTTGCCGCAAGGGCGAGCCCGATACGCCATCCCACAAGCATATGGGCCCCGATAAGCCCTGCACCTAACCCTGCACCGACAAGAACCAAAGTGACAGGAAGAATCCACTTGAACGCCTTCTTGCCGACTTTCGGAGCCACCAATATTTCATCGCCGTCATCAGGGATATAGGTTTCATTAACTGGAATCCCATTGACTGCAAACACCCTTTCGCAATCAGCATTGGTGACATAGTATGTCACTGGCCCGCCTACGTAGGTTTGATAGTACTGGTTATCAATCTTGCGTTCAAAAGGGTTCTTAACTTCAATGACGTGTATTGCCATACCTGTAGACTCCTTTCAAACGTGGACGATAACGGCTGAACCGTTCAATGCAGACGCCATTAGGGACTGTAGCGTGGATAATCATGTTGTTACCGAGATATACGGCGGCATGGTCTACGCCGTGGCCGGAAAGGTCATATACGCAGATGTCGCCTTCCTGCGGTTCGCTCTCAGTGATGAATCCCCTGTAGCCATTGTCCGCACAGGGAATTTCTTTGTAGCCCGGAAGGCTGATGTGGTTTCTCTTGTAGACTTCCTGCACAAGTTCCCAACACTGCATCTTTGTGAAAGGAGTTCCCAAAAGGTCTGTGAAGTCCTTATTTTCTAGCATACAAGCCTCCCTGCGGCACAGTAGGCGTGCCGCCAAAACGTTCACTATTGCCAAGTTTACGGCAGTTATTTAGTGTCTTGTTGCAGGTTCCGTTTCCGCTGTAGCCGCACTCAATACCTTTGAACTTGAATGGGCAGAAGTCCTTCATGTTTCTTGTGAGAGGGAATCTTCTGTACATGGAGAAGCCCGGCCCCAGCTTGAACGTGGCCTTATCCCTGTTCGTGGTAGCGGAAATTACTACGAAATTTTCCTGCTCAAGTACTACATCTGAAATGTTGGTGTTGATGATGGAGATATTCACCTTGGCACCACCGGCGCCATCGTACTGTTCCAAAAGAGCCTGGATAGTGCCAGTCACATTGGAAACGGTCAAGTTACAGGAAGGAATCTCGCTTGAGTTCTGTTTCACGTCTGACAGGTTGAAATCGTAGGCATGGTACAGATTGCCATTGAACGTAATGTCCTCGGTGTTATAAACAAGCCGAATCGGGTCTTCATTCTTGTACTTGATTGTCAAGAGCTGCAAATACACGCCGTCCGTTGCCACTTTGTTTTTCTCGATGATTGACGCAGTAGAAAGACTGAGCATGATTTACACCTCTTTCAAAGTTACTGAGCCGTTCCAGTAGTTCATTTTGACCAACTGCAAATCAAGGCTCTCATTATCAAAACGAACGGTGAAGGTCTTTCCCGAATAATCATTTCCGGGGTCATTCGGGTAAGTCCACTGAAAAGCAAGGGAACCGCCATGCATGGAATCATAGAATGAGCGGAGAATGTTGTAGTCCTTTGTTGGGAGCTCGCTCCACGTCAGCTTGAACGCCCTTGGCATCTTCGTGAACCTTGGGCGTGTCAGAATAGTTTCGTTATCAACCTTCATTTTTACGGTATGGTCAGTTTTGATTTCCTGTAACGGATAATCGGGGGTCTGAATCGTAGGGAACGTATTCGCCATGCTATCACCTCAATCCTGTTACTATATCACGGAGTCCGGCTTCATTCGTTGAAAGAGCTTCCTCAACCGTGGTAAGGACGATGGTTTTAAGCATCTGTCCGTGATTTACCGTGGTCGTAGATTCTGCCTTCATCTTTGTGCCGGTGTTATTGTTCACTACAATCTGAATTGGCTGAGCGGTCTGAGCATTGGCAGTGGGAACGCTTGTGAAAACATGGCCGTCATCTCTGCCCATCGTCAAGAGCTCCGGCCCTCTTTCACCCACGATGTATGAGTTACCTGCCAGTACATCGCCGCCGGAAGCACGGAACCCGCCAAACATTCTCCCGAACCAACCAATATTGGCGGAAGAATATCCCTTGTCTCCACCAAATCCGATACCCAACATCTTGAAAACAAGCATCTTCGCCGCAATCTGAGCAAGACTGGAAAGAATAGACGACGCAAGGTTCTTGAGCGTAGCCTTAAGCCGTGTAGCAAGATTGCCGGTAGTGGTAAAGAAGGATGCAGTAGCACTCTGCATATTCCCCACAATGTCCTTTGACAACTGCCCGAAGTTGATACCCTCCTGCTTCATGGAATCCAGTGCGGCTTTCCACTGAGTGCGGTAGTTATACATCTGATTTTCAGTAATCTGCTTCTGCGTATTAGCAAGCTCATTCCAAACCTCAGCCCTCTGCTGGGCATTAAGGAAGTCGGCGTTATACAGTTCCTTCAGATAGTCCCTGTAGCTTTCAAGCTGCTCAGCCAGCCTGGAACGTGCATCATCAGCGCTTATTTCCCCATTGGAGGCTTGGGAAGCATTCTTATAGTAAGAAATGTTGCCCTTGTAGGTGTTCTGAATGTCCTTCATGTCCTCTAACTGCTGAGCTTTCCACGCCTGTTTCTTCATGGCTTCGGTATAAGCAGTGATTGCTTTGGAAAGTCCATCAGTATTGATACCTAACTTCTTATCCGCTTCAAGGTCTTTTTCGTACTGTTTTACCTTTTTATCGGCGGCATCCATTACCTTCTGATAAGCGGATAGCCGGTTGCCTTCTGCTTCTTTGGTGGCTTCATCGAGAGCGGCAATATCGGAAGCGGTCTTGATTTGTGCCTCATCAATGCGGTGTTTACGTTCGGCGTCACGTTTCATGGTCTGTGAAATCTTGGACATATTGGTTACGTCCATTCCGAGCTGAGACATGGCGGCCTGTACGGCTTCATTTAAAACCCTTGCGTTTTCCTGTAGCTGAGCTGCATTGGCATTGACTACATCGTTACCGGGTCTTTCAACGTACCGTTCAAAGGAAACTGCCGCGGCTTCAGGAGAACTGGTATCCACGTTGGCAAAGTTGCTGGATTCATCACCCTGCATAACTTCGTAACGGGCCCATCCCATCTGAGCGTATTTGTCGTTGTAGTCACTTCCTGCATATTCCTGAAGGCCTGTAAGACGGCTCCCCATCCACTGTCCAATGCCATAAGCTCCACTGCCTTCCATGTTTTCACGGTCAGGGTAGAAGTCCAGTGTATTGCTGGAATTTTCAAGCATATGGGCCGCACTCATACCAATGGCGGCATTGTAGTTCATACCGGCGTTGATATTCATAATGGCTTCCTGTACGGCGTCAGGGAACATATCAAGCGTCACCCTGGAAGCTTTGCCACCGCCACCTGCACTGCCGCTGGAAGAATCACCGCCGGGCTTGACATCGGTTGTCATGCGGTCAGCAATGTTCCCTGCGTTGGCTTCATTGGCAATGGCCTGTCCTTTGGCATAGTTGGACGATTCGTCAGAGTAGATGTCCCATCCACTGTTTTCACCATTATCGTATGAGCCGTCCCCATAGGCCCTGTACTGTTTGGCAGTATCAGAAAGTCCGCTGAAATCAAGGCCCTGCCGTTCAAAGTAATCAAGCCCTATGCCGCTCTTACTGTTGTATTGGTTATGGCCATTGTCCAGCATTTTCCATGTCAAGCCGCCGATTGCGATACCTGCAAGGCCTACGCCAGTGAGTACAGGATGTTCAGCAAAGAGTTTCGCTTTTCCGATACCCTCAAGGGTCTTGATAATGGCCGGGCCATTCTTTACAAGTTCCTTAAATACATCAATCAACGAACCGACGGCCATGACGCCCACAAACACCTTGTCGGCCACATCAGCCATGGTATTGGCAAGGGTCTTGTTTTCCTCGGAGTTTTCCGCCACAAGGTGCATCAAGATACCTAAACTCATGCTGAGCCCGGCAATCTTGCTCATCCATGCAGTAGTCCCCTCTGTCACGCTTTCAAGAGAGGTGCCGTGTTCTTTAACCACCTGCGTATGAGTGGTAATAGCTTCAGTAGCCTGCACCGTCGCTTCCATATGGTCTTTGGTGGCAATGACCGCTTTGTCTGTAGCTTCTGCCACCTGCGTGAGGTAGTTAGCCAGCTCTTTGTGTACCTGTACTGCCTGTTCCTCTGCCCCTCTGTCCATAAGAGCCTGTTGCAGGTTCTTGGATTCTTTGACTACCCGTCTGACTGCTTGATAGGATTCTTCCCCGCCGATCTTAAAGGCGTTCTTGAGGGCATTGATTTCGATAGCAGCTTCCGCACTCGCCTGTTTTACTTCTTCAGTATGTTCAGCCACAAGGCGGAAGTTTTCGGCATACCGCTGAGCCGCATCCTGTGTCTCGGCAATAACCTGTGTAACGGAGAAGATGTTCTTCGGGTCGATTTTCTGAAGAGAGAGAATGAACTGGTTCACGAAGTCCAAGGCTTTTGCCTGTGCTTCCTGTGCAGACATTCCCACCTGCTTAAACTCATCAGAGATTTCCTGCAAAAGGACTTTGGCGGTGTTCTTCTGCGCAGCAGGAACAAGCTCATTCCCCATCCCCATGAACGCTTTGAAATTGATTTCAGAAGCGGACATATTCACGCCCTGATATGCTTTTGTCAGAGTTTCATTCCAAAGGCGTGCAGAATTGATAGCCTGTTCAAACACAGGGTTGACTTTGCCCTTCATGCTTGCGTGGAGACTGTCCATGAAACGTTCAGACGTTACCTGTACTACTTCGTACTGGTAACCGAGTTTTTCAAGGGCCGTGCGGAGCTTGTCTACTGCATCCTGTTCCCATGCATAGATGTATTTCCCTTCCTTAGTCTTATACGGGCCATTGGAAGTATCAAGGGATAAATAGGCATCCACATTGGATTTTGCCCGGTCTCCACGAGTGGCAGTATGAGTAACGGCCTTAGCCATCTTGTCGATAGCGGCGAGTTCGGCATTGGCAGTATCTTTCACCTGCAGTTTTCTGTCTCTTTCGGCAGAGACGATCTTGTCGATAGTCTTCATCTGCTCATCGTAGAGCTTGAGAATCCGTTCCTGCTCCGCTTCCTGCGCCTTCAGAAGGTCAGTCTGCGCCTTAATCTGTTCAGCGGCCTTATCCCCTGCTTCAATAGCTGCCTTGATATATTTATCGTAGCCGTCCATGCCATATTTATTGGCAAGGCCTACAATGTTATTCTGACGGGCCACGGCTTCGGCTTCTAACATTCCCATACCCTGCCACTTGGCGGCAAGGTTCGTAATGGAACCTGGAGTATTCGCCATGGCATTCAAGGTCTTTACGGACGCATAGGCGTCCTCAGCGGTGTGAAGCATACGAGCATAAGATTCTACTGCGCTGTCTACAAGAGCTTTCTCCCGTTCCTGTAAGGCAAGTTCCTCTTTATGCTTTTCAATACGGCCTGTAATCTTATCACGAATACCCTGAATGGCTTTGCCGATTGAGGTCTGAGCATTGTAGTCAAACCTGTTCATGGTGGCAATCTTCACAAGGTCTTTCAATACGTCCTTTGTCTTGAAAGCCGCAAAACCTGCTACCACAAGCCCCAAATTATTGACAATGCTTCCAAATACGCCCTTAGCGCCGTTGGCAAAGATGGAAAGATAGGGCGAAGAGGTTTCCCAAATATTCTTGAGGCTTTCACCAATCCGCATGATGGTTACTGAAACGTCAGTCAGCGCAGACGTGAAGGCGGGGTTAATCTGCCACTGGTACGTGGTCTTGTCGATGACCACAAGTTTCTTGGCAATATCCCCTAAAACGTCAGAGTAAACGTCACGGAGAGGGGACATGCCTTCGGCAATACCTCTCTGCAAACCTTCCTTGATTTGGTCGAGTTTACCGGCTACCGTGTTGGAAGTCTGCGTGGTAGCCATCTCGAATCCTTTCATCTTATTGATGAGGAAGTTGTACAGACCTTCGGATGACTGCTTGGCCGCTTTAATATCGGCATCAGTAATGCCGAGAGAAGTAGCCAGTGTAGAGGAAGATGGTCTGATACCACCGGCCACAAGGTCACGCAGCTCCTGGACAATCTGATTAGATGGTAAACCCAGTGATTTAACGGCGTTGGTGCCTACGGTGGTCAGCTTTTCAATCTGTTTGATAGTCATACCGCTTGCAAGGCCCGGACCTAACAGGGCACGGAAGGTGTCAATCAATTCCTGTGCCGTCGCAGCGGTCTTGAGGGATTCAGACTGCAATTCCTTCATTACCTGCTTGGAAACGGCCATGGCTTGGTTCCACGTAGTCTGCTTGCCGTCAATCTTGGTCATGGAAGAAAGTATGCCTGCCATACCAATCTGATTCGTTTCAATCATATTGGCATAGTCATAGGCGCCGCCTACGATGGTTCCCCACAGGTCACTAACCTTCTTAATCCCTTCGTAAATGACGGTATAGCGCATTACCGAGTAAATCAGTCGGTTTACCATCTTATCCATGTTGGAAACTGACTTGGCCGCCCCGTCAAAGGAGTCTGCCATATTAGAGACGCCTTTAGCGGAAGCGGAGTTCAGCTTGGATAATTCGGTATTGAACTGTGCGAGTGACCGGCCCCCATTGCTGAGGGAGTTCATCATTTTTTCATTGGCACGAGCTATGTTATTAAGCCCGGAGGTGGCGTTGTCCACCACCGTAATTCTAGCCCTTGTTTCCGTTACTGCCATTTCCGATACTCTCCTTTATAAGCAATGATTCAATAGTCCTTAATTTCATAAGCATGGGACGTGTAAGCCGTTCCCCGTACATTTCAGAAAATGCCTTTATGTCCTGCCAGGCGAGCCCGCTGATGAACGGTCTTTCCATGGTAGAGACATAATGCACACAATTAGCCACCTTGAAATAGAAGTCAAGCGCCTTGACGTTTCCCGGCAGTGCATCAGGGCATCTGTCGGGGCAGTTCCTACAGTCAAGTACTTCCCCTCTCTGCTTGGCGGCCTTACGGCAGGTTTCACAAAATCTGGGGCCGCCGTTCATTCTCCATCCCCAGATATCCTTTAGTTTTTTTCTTCTTCGAGCTGAGAGGTTTCAGTGAGGTCTTTGGTCTTTACAAGCAGGTCGAGAATGGTACCGGGGGTCACCTTGGCAGTCTTCACATCGATACCGTAAATCTTGTCTGCCACCCATTTGGCGGATTCAAGGGTTTTCTTGAAGTTAGACACCTTGTCTTTTTCCATTCCGGCAAGGAAGTCCGCATATTCTTCAAACTGCTCAAAGTTCATTGCTTTCGGGGTAATTTTCATGATAGTTCTCCTTTTCAAGATACAAAGAAAAGCCATGCCACGGTGCATGGCTTTTCTTCAAATGATTAAAAATCGTAAGACGGGGTATCGTTGGTCAGAGTGAACTGAATGCAGGTTCCCTGTCTAGCGGCTTTATAGAAAGCGCTGAAATCAAGTTCCTGTGTAACACCCTTGGTGCCGTCAATGGACGGGGTCTTACGGGCAAACTGGACTTCCGGCAGGTCAATCACAAGAGACTGCTTGCCATCGGCGTTTGCCAGTTTAATCTGAATGGCGGTAGAGGTTGCATTGATTGCCCGGTCTACAAAGGATTCATCATCGAAGAAGGCAGTGAGCTTGCCAGTCGGGGAGATGAGCCCTTCATTAATCCGGGTTCTGTAGCCCTTGGAACCGATTGCGTAACCACTGTCATCAAGGCCAAAAGCGATGGTAAGGGACAGATCAGTTACGACTGCACTTTCTACACCGTCAATCAGAATAGAAGACTGGAAGTTGTTCAGCCTATTGAAACCGACTTCGGTAATTCCTGTGGTAGTTACAGGGGTTTTGCCGATGGTTTCATCGCATCCGAGAAGTCCAGCACGAAGAGTCAGTTCTCCATCACCACCGAAAGAGGTTTCAAGCTGGTTGACTTTAGTCCCTTTGATGATGGAGTACAGTCCATTGGAAAATGCCTTTTCCACAGTGAAAGACGGCTGTGTCTTACCTGCTTTAAAGGTGTGAGTGTAAAGGCCGGTGGAATCACCTGCGGCGACGCTTTTCGGCTTGCCGAAAGCGGCGGCAAGAATTAAGCCGGTAGCGGTAAGGTCAAGCGGAACCGTAAGGTCCCCAGTAGTATCAACGTTACCTAAAATCGGCTGAACGGCATCTCGACGACCAGTAATTGTAGCCGGTGCCGTGGTGTTCTGGGAAGAAGAAAAGGTATTAGAGTTGAACGGAATTTTATACCCTTTAATCGCTCCCGGCAGAACCTTCAAAGAAGTTTCGGGGTAGATTCGTGTTTCAGAATACACGCCCATTGCCTGTGCCATAGAGTTTTCTCCCTTCTGTATTTATAAATCAAAATCTTCTTGGTAGCTTGTACCAACGTGTTGATAGATTCGTTTGGAAATCTGCATCTTGCCCAGCCAGTGTCTACCGGCAGGGTCTAATGGAAACGGCCCTGCGGTATTCACCTTGGAACACGGACGCAGATTCTTCTTCGGGTCGTTCAAGACGTTCTCGATGAGCGTCATGAATTTTGCCCCAACGTCAAACAAATCCGGCATGAGAAGGCCATTTTCGTCCTCAACGAGTTCAGACTTTTCGCCGCCCACGCCTACATATATGGTGAAGGAATAAGAGCAGAACTCCACGTTCTGTCCCTCCTGTTTTTGGAAATCGGTTATGACGATGTAGGGTGTCTTATCAAGAGTAGGTTCCTGCGAACGAAGCGTATCACCGACAAAGACCGTCACGGCCTTTTTGAACTGTTCATTGCAGAAGTCCGCAATGTCACTATCTTTGCTGAGCTTCTTCCCCAGTCTGATAAGAGCATCCGAAATATCAAGGTTCTGCATCATGCTCTGTAAATCCTATACTTTCTTCGGTTTTTCTTACCGAACTCAACATTGCCATTCATGTAGTCCTCAACCTTCTTGTCGATGAAGGCAGGGAGCTTGGGTTCTATCTTCTGCATTGTCGGCGCAAAGATAGGACGGGGCGGGGTTTCCAGTTCCGTTTTCTTTCTGGAAAGCGGATAAAGGAACTTCGAGAAGTCATGGCTTGCAAGAGCTTCTTTGCCATACTTGGCAATCTCGGCCTTGTAAACCGCAAACCACCTGTCACGAATTGACTTGGTGACCGGCTGAGCGCCGCCTTCTTCGTTATACCGTCCGTACATGGCAGATGTCCTTGATGTCCAACCTATATCGACTGCCGATGCGTCTTGGTTGTACGCATAGCCGATAGCCCTTGCCATCTGCCCGTAAAGAAACGTGGATGCGTGCCCGCCCTGCAGTTCACGCCGTGGGGGTCTCGCCCCTTCGGTAAACCACTTCTTCTGCCAGCCGGAAGATTCTTCGGCCAGCTCTCCACTCCTTACGGTCTGTTTGATGTACTTCTGCACATGGTAGCCGATGGACTTTGATACCGAGCTTACAAATTTCTTGTTACGTTCAAGGGCGTGTTTGACGGTGGGAGAAATCTCATCTGACACGCCGATTTCAATCATGTCCATGGATTACTTCCACCCTCTTTCGTCCTTGGTCGCCATTACAAGGTAATTGGAGCCTGGAACATCGTGCTCCACAATCTGCGCCACGGAGTAATTGTCTCCATGGTAAACGATTGAATCCCCCTCATGGGGTGTTACACCGTTTGGGTCTGATTCATCGTCACAGAGTGAAAACAGGGCAAGGTCTGCGATGTTCGCATTCTCAACCTGCGTATGCACGGCGTTCCAGTCACTGCGGGACATGGATGCGCCGATGTAGGCAAGGCACACAATGTCTTTGCCGTTGTAAGTGACGACTTCTCCCAGCCTGTCAGTTGAGAAAAAGGCCTTGCGGCTTATACGCCGCTGCGCATCCAGCATTCCCATAGTCTACTCCTTAAAAGTTAATACGTACCTGTACTTCTGCGTCGTCGGCGGAAGCGTCGGCCCATACGGTACCGAGTGCCACGCCGGAGGTGCCCTTGGTGGCGGTCACTGCGTCAGCATCCATGTACACCTTGGTGCCGGCGGTGATTTTTTCAGAAGCCTTTTTCGGGAACTTGAATACGCCTTCGACAGCGCACGCAATAGCTTCCCCAGCTTCTGCGGAGTGGGAAGCAACACCCACGATGGAACCAATCTGTACGACTTCATTGTATGCAACGACCTTGGTTGCTACATAGTCAATGATTGTACCTGCTTTGTAGAATACACCAGTCATTATTATTCACTCCCCTTCTTAGGCTACCGGGTTCTTAACGAACGGTCTGTAGTCAATCAGATTGAAGCCGAAATCAGTCCACATCTGGTATTCAATACCGAGATGGGTCTGAGGAATGACAGTTCTTGTCATTGGACGGTCAACCCCATTCAGAGTGGTCAGTTCGATACCTTCCATTTCCTGCGGACGGCCAATAGCATAGAATGCATTGCCGGAGAGGTAAGGAGAGGTGAACAGGGTCATGCAGTTCTGCATCGGGTTAGACACGCCGTTGTGGGTAGCGGCCGGGTCAGAAGTGGAATGGAGCAGCTGTTCATGTTTCACGCTTGCATCGTCAGAAGCAAGGATATAAGCCGGATATACGCCGATAAACGCCTTGCCTTCGGAGTCCTTCTGCTGATGCATGAGCTTTCTTGCTTCTGCATAGCCTTCCACGGAGATGGACAGTGCGGAGGAGCAGATGTTGCCATGTTTCTTGTCGAACGGTACCTTGTTCAGAAGCATGTCGAAGAACATCTTTTCCTTGAGACGTGCGAAACCTGCGGACTGTGCGGCGATTGCACGGGTAACGGTTCCCATGTCGTCGTTGATGAAGATTTCACGAGTCAGAGCAATAGCCTTACCATAGGTGGAAATACTGGTCTGTACTCGTTCATCCTTCATGGTCTGATAAGCAAATTCATCAGATTCAGGGCTCATGAGTTCAGGTTCACCATCAAGGCCGATGCGGTATTTGTATGCCGGTTTAAAATCAGAGTTGCTTCCTTTGGAAACAAAGTTCTGATAAATAGTCGGCTGTTCGGTATAGCCTTTCAGCATGGTCTTGTTTGCGAAACCATCAACGATGGAGACGAACTGTTCAGTACCCATGGCGCGGGAATAGCCGCCAAACATCTTTTCAAAGATACCGCCGGGTGTCATGAGGCGGAGGTCATAGTCGGAAATGTCGCCATAACCTGCGGAGCGGGACAGGCAGACTTCGGCAAGGCTTCTGAGGGAAGCATGAGAGAATGCGTCTGCGCCTTCACAGGCGTTGGCACGTTCAATCACACCATAGTGAAGTGCAAGGCCGTCCACTGCCTTGTTATGGAATTTTTCTTTGTCATCTTCACCCATGCGGATATTAACTTTAGCCGCCTGATTGCGTTTAGAAAGTTCGGCAAGGACTTTCTTGTTGGCATCTGCAACGGTGCAGTTCACATCGTCCACAAGGGAGCGTTCAAATTCTTCAGTCATGCCGAACTGGCGGCACACACTGGAAATAGCGGTGATTCGTTCGTGTTCTGCCTTTCTTGCTCTTGCGGCGGCGGCCTGTACTGCGGAATCGTCATTCGGCGCTGCCGGTTCCGGCACGGAAGGATTCTGTTTGTTTTTTGGATCCATTACTGGTTCTCCTTTGCTCTTACAAAAAATATTGATTTCTTTTTCAGCGTTCATGTCCCTGCCTACGGCGCATCCGGGGTCAGCCGGAAGGGAAACAACACTGATTTCAAACGGTGCCCATCTGTCAGTAACGTCCATGTCGGTGTCATAGGTTTCACCCCTGTACTCATTACCTTTCTCCACCCGTACAGTGTGCTGGCGTTCATAGCCAACGCTGATACCACGGATAGAGCCGCTATTGATTTTTCCGAGAATCTTATTAGATTCTTCATCATCATCAATAGTGATGGTTGCCCGAACCATGCCCGCTTCATCGAAGCTGATGGATTCAACTTTGCCGATAACCTTGTCCCTGTTGTGGTTAAACAGGACAGGCATCACACCGGCATCGAACCGGGTAAGGTCTACATTTTCCCTGTTGCAGAGGCACCGTTCCGGGACAAACCAGTTGTCACACGGAGCGTCGGTCATGAAAGGGAAAGAGAATGTACGGCATTCCTTATCGTCATTGGCTCTAAGGGCCGTACTTCTAAATGCGTTAAGCTTAATTTTTGTTTTCTTCTCCATTGTTCTCCTCCTTTCCATTGACATCTGTATTTAAATCTTCCATGGAGAATGAAAGATTAACGCCTTTTTTCTTGGCATAAGCCTGTACGTCTGCCATCTCATCAATCCGCTCTTTCCAGTCCTGCCCGTGCCTTGCCACATAGTCCTGGAAGGAAACGCCGCCATTAGAAAGCAGGATTGTATCTGCCTGTGCTTCCTTCAGCGGGTCAATCCAACCGGCGGAGGAAGTCAGCCATTTAGCTTCGTAGAAGTCATCGTTATTGACATCAAATCCCGTGCCGTCCAAAAGGCCCTTGAGGTAGCAGATTTGAATGAACCGCTTGTACAACGGCCTCAGAAAATACTCTTCAAGATAAACTTTCACACGGCCATAGGTGACATTATCCATAACAAGGTTCTGCCTTGCGGAAGAGTAGTTGACTCTTTCCACGTTTCTGCTTGTGCTTTCAAGGGAAAGCCCAAACACGGAAGCAATACCTCTCTGCTGGGTAGCGATATGGTTATCAGCTTCGTTGGCCTGTCCGGTAGGAAGCAGGAATTTGGCATGTTCACCATTGTTCAGATATTTCACCGAACCGCCTTCGATGTGTTCGATACGGCGGTTGTCGCCTGTATTGATTGCACGCCCCGGAGCATTGATGGTGTTATCCGTTTCAATGTATACGGACGTACAGGCGGCGGTTTTCTGTTGGAAGGAAATAGCGTCGTTGTAGTCCTTCAAGTCCTGCGCAGGGCCAATAGCCGAGTGGAAAGGGGTAATTTCACGAAACTGTGTTACCCTTCCACGTTTCCACAGGAAGAGGACATCTTCCGCTCTATACCTTACCGGGGGGAGTGGCGTATACCCGTCCGGCGTTGTCTGAGCCAGCCAGTAGGCAACAGGGACGGCCGATTCAGTCATTTCCACGCCGTTCACGATAATGTTCCCATTCTCGGCTACCACCATTGATTCATCAAGTTCATCCACTTCATGGAGCTGGATGGTAAGGGGAATTTTCCGTTTCGGGTCAAGTGGGAAGGTCGCCATAATGCCGCCGTCATAAAGCATCCGGCGGAGAATCAGCTCGACTAAATCGTCAAGCGACTGTTGCTTAGTCCAGTCGCAATTTTCATGGTGACACCATGTGTCCCACAGCTTCTCGATACGGTCATTGAAAGCGTCGGAAGGGGACTCGGCCTGCATATTGAACCCCACGCCAATGACGTTGTTTGCGAAAGCCCTTTCAATGCTGCCGGCGGTGATGGAGTTTCGTTCAAGGTTTCTCGCCCTTGCCCTCAAGACATCACGGCTCACCCTGTCCACGGCGTCTGCGTAGGCATTGTCCATCAAGGAAATCCCTGCGTCCTTTCGTGTCTCATGAGCGGCGGCATAGCCAAAGTAGCTGGCTCTTTCGGCCTTGCTGATAGCGGCCCGGCGTGGGCTGAACACGGACTTTACATCGTCCATATAGTCACCGATTCGGGCCAGTAGTGGTTTTTTGCTCATCCCATACCTCCAAACTTAAGCAGGACGGTATCGGTGTTCCCACGAGCCCCGCCATAGGAAGCAATGGCCTGGTCTACTGCGGCAAGACGGGAAAGCACAGTGTTCAAGTCAACCTGCTTCACCCTGCCATCGTGGGTCTGAAATTCCTGCCCGCCCTCCAGGATGTTCTTCCGTGTCTGTTCGAGAAGGGCCTTTTCTTCTTTCAGTTCTTCAAGAGTCATGTTTCATCACCTTCCAAAGGGACTGTAGGTATATCCGCCGGAGCTTTCCTGTCTCACCTGCGGAACCTCTATTTTCTGTTCCTGTAACAATCTGACGTTGCACACATCAGCGGCAACGTAGGCATATACCTCGCAGTCAAGGTAGTGGTTTGGCCGTGCGGAGGAAATTTCTCTCCACACTTCTTCGTTCCCATCAAGTACCTTCTGTTCGGCAGTAATCATGTCAGCGTATTCTTCATCGGTATCAGCGTCCACGTCCCATGAACCTGTATTACCCACCGGCTTGTTCATGCGGTAGTAGATGAGGTCTTTGTACTTGTTCGTATCGACTTCGTACAGTAACTGGGACTGTACCCACCGCGAGCCGTGGTCACCGGGGTTGAGCTGCTTGACTTGGTAATACTTTGAAATCTTATGGTTCAAGCCCTTAACAGGTATGGTCAATGGATAGTTCTCGTAGCAGAGGTCATAAATACGTTCGGATTCAAACCCGGAGTCAACGGCACATAACCGTACCATGAGGATTTTGTCAGAGCCTTCTATAGGCCACTGCGTATTCATGATGTTGATGATGTCATCAAAGGTCTGTGCATCGCCGTTTGCTATCTTCTGTGACCTCATACCTGGGCCCCATGCACGGATAACCCAGTAATAGTAGCCTTTCTGACAATCGACACCGGCGGTAAGCATCTGCGCCCACCGTGGAACGATACCGGCAGGAACATCGGTCTTTTTATCAAGCACCTGTCTTGCCTTTACCTGAGCGGTCTTTGATTTCCACGGCTCCCCTAACCATGAGTTCACAAAGTTCATGAGCTGAGTCGGGTCGTCCTTGGATTTAAGAAACTCACGGGCACATTCATAGAACTGTACCCATGGTGAATAAAGGGTGTTCAATCTAAACCCCACGGTCTTGGGCGTGAAGGAAAGTTTCTCATCCGCTATCCACTTGCCCTTACGGAGCATCCCGATTTTGTCTCTATCATGAATATGGTGCTTGCACTTCTCGCACATGTAGTAGGTCTCGTGAGACAATCTGTATTCGTCATCCGTGTTCGGGAACTTGAGATTCTTAAACTCGAACACTTGAAAATGCCCGCATTCGGGGCATGGGACATAGAATCGGTAGTGCGCTTCGCTTTCCTGGTAGGCTTTGTACACATAACCGTATTCGGTTGTCGGCGTGGACATGACAAGAATCTTTCTCCACGGCCAGTTTTTAGTACGTTCCTTGACAAGTGAAATTGGATTGGCTTCACGGCCGGTCCACAACGGATATTTATCCACTTCATCCATGATTACCCTTGGGATAGGCCACGAAGCAAGTTTCGCCGGTGAATTGGCACCTGTAAGTCGGATAAATCCGCCGGTAAATCTAACCATTAAAGCCTTACTCCGGTCAGCATTTGAAATCTTCTTGGCGACCGACGGCGTGTTCTTGAGGGCCTTTTGGAGACGATCTACGGAAAAGTCCTTGGCTAAATCTTCATCCGGCATGACGTACAGAATGCGGCATGGGTTCCTGTCAATGGTGTAGCCGCAGATATTAATACCGGCTTCGGTAGCCCCTACCTGTGAAGGTTTAAGGAAGGTTGTCACCTGCGTGGTCTTGTCCGTGAACGAATCCATAATGGCTTGCAGGTAAGGGGTATTGCTTGTTTTCCATAAACCTGCGGAAGGAGATTCTTCACGGGTAAGAATTCTGTGATGGTCTGCCCATTCACTTACCGTCTCCGGCGGCGGTGGAAGAAACGCTTGTCTTGCGTTTCTTATAGTGTCGTTTAGGTTTTTCTCCCACATCTTTCTGACTGTCGGAGTTACCGCTTTTTGCAAGTCTTTCGAGGCACCCGCTAACGGCATCTGCTACCACCTCACTACAATCCTGTGCCACCTCCGGGGAAATCGTGTAAATTCTTGCCTTGACTTCTTCGGGAAGCTGGAGGAGTTTCTGTCGAATATCAAGGTATTCCATTTCAAGAGCGTCTTTGACTTGTTCTTGTGGAATGAGGTCGCCCATCATTTGAAGGGTTACCATTTCTTCCTGCTTCGCCTTTTCAGACTTGTAGTCAGCTTCCGCCTTCAGTTTCCTCGCACTGTCCGACATGGCGGTCTTGCCTGTCTGCAAGGTGTCGTTTCGGGCAGCGATAAGGTTCTTGAAATCAACTCTTGATTTTTCGATCGGGAAATCGTGATTGTTAATCCAGTCCTGCAAGGCTCTCTGCGTCACACCGAGATTCGTAGCCGCTACAGTCACCGAGCAAAGGATGTGCTTGGTTTCACTGAGTTCGATCAATGGCTTCCTTGGCATGACATCACCTTTCCCGCACGAAAAAAGAGGACGCATTTGCGTCCTCTATAAATTCTCACGATACTATTTTAGCACATCAATAACTATCATTTTCAATCATAATTGCTATGACTAATAGGCATTTGTCATGGACATTAACCAGCGATAGTATTCGTGCCCGAAACACTCAACCCCTCGTTTGCGGAGCCGATAAATCTGCGCCTGTTCATAGTTCTCGGCCCTCATAATGGCTTCGATGGGAAGTGCGGAGATGTAATAGTCCGTGAGAATAGGGATATATCGGTCATCCGACATGGCATTGATTCTCTGCCGTGCCGTCTCCCTCGCCTCGATGAGGTAGATTTTCTTCTTGGTTATGCCAGTCAAGATGTTGTCAACGCAGATAAGCCGTGAAGAAATGTCACCGTCTCCGCCGCCGTCCACACGGTCTTTGGAATAGTCGATACCGCTGATGTTGTATAGCCTTGAGCGAGTTTTCTCCTCATCACGTAACAGTGCTTCAATCCTTTTGTCAATCCGGCGTATTTGAGAAAGATATTCCTCAGCAGTCATACATCCACCTCACTTCCGTGGGTCAATCTTCTCGCCCTTCAGAACGGCAACTGCCCACTTCGTATACTGTAGGGCCTTTTCCATATCCTGGAGTTCATGTCCCTTGAACCTTGAGCGGAGAACATACTTTACGGCGTTTCCTTTGCAGAATCCATACATTTCCTGCGGTGTAAAGTACATCTGCATGATTTCAATGGGTTCTACGTCACATTGGTTGTAATGGGACTGAGCAATGGCCATTCCAGATTTTTCTCTACGTACATTTCTATAATCTTCTGTATCCATACAGGTTCCTCCTTCATTCACCGTCACCACCGCCTATAAAATCCAAAATGAGAAATAAGGCCGTGGCTAACAAGAGAATTTAAAACCCTAAGCTGGCTTGCCGTTAATCTTTTGAAATCCTTTATATCACAACTTCCAAACGCCCAGTTATTGTACCAAACGGAAATACAGTCAACAAAACCCTTTTTCTTGAGCCATTCAACCACACTCCCGTGACTGGGGCTTGCAAGGAATACAAGCCCGTTTTCTGTAACCACGATTTCACAGTAATTGATGAAATGTCTCTTGTGAGCTTTCACCATTCTCAGAAATTCACTCAGGGTAAAAGCCACATGCCGGTATTTCTCATACGGGTTCACTTCGGAGCCTGTTAAATCTTCCGTACCGTCCATCTGTCTGCCTTCCTTTTCATTTCCTCAACCTCATACCTTGTATCCTTGAGCTGATTCATGATGTCGCTATTGTAGGAGCGTTCCCATTCAAGTTCATCTTCAAGGTCATTGATACGTGCATAGATGAGGAATCCAAACACTGTAGTCAACACGGCGCAGATAATAACGAGCGTAACCACAACTGTCATTTCTCTTTCACCTCCTGCCCTGCAAGCCATTCCCGGTAAAGCGTAAACCAATCGTGAGCGTCCATGGTCACTTTCCACCGGGTGTTGTTTTTTCTGTGAAGAACGATTGGAATCCCATGGTCTGTCTTTCCGCTGTCCCTTGTGCTCTGAGAGAGTGCGTCATCAATGTTGAGGTGTTCATTGCGCTTCACCTCAACATGAATGAGAGGAAGGCCCACGATGTCGGCGGAGCCTTCCGGCGCATTACCACAGTACTGCGCCGTGCGGTGGCAGTCGAAACCTTCCGACCTGCAAAGTCTGACTGCTTCCAATTCTCCCTGCTTGCCCTTTGCCTTACTGTTTATCATCGTCAATCACCCCTGTCACATAGTCTTCAATGTATTCCTTAAGCGAGAGCCAATCATGGACATCACATTCATCTCCCAGGCGGTGTTCTCCTTCCGCTTCAATGATGTCGGTATAGATAACATGGATGTCATTCCGTCTGAGGTAAGGCAATACGCTCTTGATGTAATTCACTGTGTCCAATACGATGTAGGTTCTTCTGCCAAGTGCATATCGCACGGCGGATACCATCATTTTACTAAACCTGTCATTGATGGGAATTGAGACTTTTGTAGCTGCGTCAAACGGAGACGCAGGAAGATGTTTCTTTGCCGGTCTGATAATCATCCTGAATAATCCTCCACATAAAAAACATAGTTACCACTGCATTTTGTAATTTCCCATGTAATACATTTCAAATATTTACACGCCTGTTTATAAGAATCAAAAGACTTTAAGCTACAGACGGGTAATCCTTGTGAAACAACTAAAACAACATCATAACGGGGAATTAGGTTTTCCTGTCCACCGTCCACTAAACGCCTTAATACTTTTATCTCATTCACAACAATGAGCCTGTTAGGGGCCTTCAGAAGAATCATAATCATTCACCTGTGCTTCCAATACCGCCTTCACGCTCGCCGTCTGCTTCATCATCGTCTGTCAAAAGGAAGGGAAGGAAGATACCCTGCCCGATTTTGTCTCCTTCATGGACTTCCAGCGGCTCGTTTCCGTTGTTCGTGAATGCAAAGGCAATATTCCCATCGTTTTTCGCATTCCCGTAGTAGTCTGAATCAATCACCCCTACAGAGTTCGGGATGGAAATATGTTTTTTAAACCCCCACGATGAACGCTCGAACAGAAGAAGCACAGTGTCTTTCGGCATCTTTGCTTTCACCCATGTCTTCGCAAATACAGTCTGACCCGCTCCAATGGAAAACGGGTACGCTGCATAGAAATCGTAGCCTGCTGAACCCTTTGTACTACGTTTAGGCAGCTCCACTGGGAACGGACAATTTTTCACTTTTTCAAACTTAATCATGATGTTTCTCCTTTCGTTTTAATCAGATTTCGGGTTCCGGCAAAATATTGTCCGGAACATCAACATAGACAATAATGCACTTCTTCCATGGTAGTAATTTTATCCACTGGGTAACTGCTTTGTCGGAATCAGCATAATTCAGTTTTTCCAGTCTTTGTTTTAAGGGCTCCGGGGCGTTTTCTTTAACGAAAGAACCTCTTTCAATAAGTGCTTCATTCAAGGTCCATGTACGATACATCCCGTCAAACGTTTTTCCAGTCCAGACATATTCAACATATGCTCCAGTGACTTCACCAAACCACGACATGCAACAATCATCTTCCACAACATCTGAATTTACCTCAGCAATAATCGGGAGTTCCGGATTCTCTTCTATCAGCTCCAGCAATTCAAGTGTTGCCGGTACCCTTTTACTTTCAACCTTCTTCATTCTTTATTCTCCTCACTGGATTCAAAGATCTTTAGCAATATGTTCGGTGGTTGTGCAAAGTCATCCGAATTGTATTCAAATCCTCTAGTTTTATCCCTGTACCCATGTTCGTAGCCGCGCTTATAGGCCATAATCCAGATGTCAAAAAGGTCTGACCAGACAAATTCTTTTTTCCCTTCATAGTCCATTTTCTTCTTGCTCCTTATCCATTTTTCTTACTTAATGCTTTAATTTATTAAAAATAATCTGTGCCATCCGTGACGGAATGGCATGAATAAGCAGGTATTTGTTAAATGTGACGGTGAGCGTGATGTATGCCGGCAGCAGAGCACCGTTGCCATCTGTGTTCTGCGGGTCTGTCAGAGTGTCCATGATACTAACCTCGATGGTAAAGGGCTTGCCGTTTGCATCACCGGCAATAGTAAGCCGTTCTACATTAACCGTCTCATCATTAGCCGTTAGCTTGATTTCTTTAGCGTACACCTTGGAATTATGGTCCTTTCTATTTAGTGACAGTTCCAGAATGTCCACCGCATTAAATACCGGAACCAGACTGGGGAACCGGCGCTTGATTAACCAGATGATATTTTCGTAAATTCCACTCATTGCTTTTTCTCCTCTCCAAGTTCTTTTCTCGCAAGATATGCGCCAAGCTCTGTCCGAATGTCGCTTCTTACTCTTCTAATGCGTCCTTCATACAGAGGGTTCCTCGAGATGATTCCCGATTCAAGCACGGCATCCAGTGTTTTTATTGCTTTGACTGCTTCTTTTTTCTCCTGTTCGTTGCTAATCATGCTTTTTCTCCTCTCATTACCAACAATCGACTTCAACATTGGCTTCGTCTTTGAGACATTTAGCCAGTTCTTCAAGGGTAATATACCCTTCTTCGTAGCACCTGTATTGCTCAAGGCAAAGGTCTACGAATCTGCTTACTCTGCCGTCTTTCTTCATGAGTTCACCATAGTGGTCATGGATAACCATGGCTGGAAGAACCAACATGAGAGTGAATGCGAGTTTGCACCCTTTCTCTGTAGCCTCTTCCTTCATACGGTCAATGTCCGACTGCTTGATTGAGACCATGGGGTCTTTCCGCTTAATGCCCAACCTCCGTCTTTCCTGCCTGTTCATTTGATATACTTCCTTTTAGCTAATCCTGCGACGCAATACATGTACATTTCCACCTGCCTATAATTGAGGTCCCGCTTCTGGTCTCTAATGTTGGTGGTCCTATAGGTTTTCTTTCGGTACCAGTTGTACTCGTAGATGTCAATTCCATAGATTCCAGTTTTGTTAGACTTAGACCAAACACTGACTCCATAGCCATTTTTAAAGTCGTAGTCATACTGGAAGTGGATAAGAGTGCGACCTTTCCATGTCTCTACTCCGTCGGTAGGCTTGTAGTCGCCAAAATGCAGATAGGGGTTGCCTTTGATACTGTGCGTCTCTGGTTCCGGAATCCTGCCACGGTCATCAAGACTTTCGATGTCGTCAAGCACAAGTGCTACCTCATCAATAGTGAGACCACCAATAACATCGTCGGTGATTTCGGATTCATACCACAACTGCCCTCCACGAAGCACGGCTACTTCAAAAAGCCCTGCACCGTTTCCACGGCTAATGAAGTTCCTTACCACGCTTGCCCCGAATCCGTTCGGAAAGCAATACAGATACTGAATCCACAACATTTTCTGCTTCCCAAACGGCGGCGGATTAACACGGAACCCTTCACACTCCCACGCCTCATACGGTGTGTAAGAGCCAAAGTGGAATTTTGCGTCTTTCGGCCTGATTTGTTTCAACTCTGGTAAAAAAGCCATATGCCACACCCCTAGTCTTTCAGTTCATAATTGTCTTTGAACCCGTCACGGTAGCCTTCCCGATAACCGGCTTTGAACGATTCATTGTCTGTGTCGCTGCATGCCATCTTCGGAGTTATCTTAACCTTCCCTGTGTAGGCTTCAAACATACCACTGTAGATACATGCGTCACGGAGTGCATTAACGCAATCATCGCAAAGGAAGAAAGACAATGTATCATCATCAGGGTCATAGAATTTCATCAAGTTCTTGTTACCTCTGCAAATACTACAACCCCTGTCATCGTCTTTTACTGGATACCTAGTCATTAATCTCATAACCACTTCACCTCTTCACGACTTGGTCGGCGAACATATCTTTCCATACGTCTGAACACCATTTACTTCGCCACCACTTGTTACAACCAATGGACAACAACCTTTCACGAATAATCGCAGGAATTTTCTCCGCTTCTTTAAATGGCTTCGGTCTTCTGCATACACGAACGTCATTAGAGAAATACCTGCGGCCAATATTGACAATCATTATCCCCGCATACGGGCAATTCCTGTCAATCAGTTCAGCGATTTCGTCTCCCTTTGAAAGAAATAGTTCTTGAGGAAACGCATAGTAGAAACGCTTCGTGTACTTCGTGATATGTGTATTTCGTTCACGCTTTTTAAAATCCCTCTTGAAATCAGAGAAGCTGATTTTGATTTCAACTTCATTGATAAAGTCATTCAGAAGAATTAAGTCTGCTTCATGTCCGTTTCCACGAAATGGAATTTCAGAATAACCAAATCCTAAACGGAGCGGGAGTTGTGGTTTAAGAAAACCTTCCCGCAGCACACGCATTCATGCTTGATGTATTCGGTGCCACGTTCCTTTTTCCGCTTTTCCCGTGACTTTTCCCTCACGTTCTTTCTGTGGAATGCTATCGCACATGCATGGGAACAATAGACTTGGTTCCCTACCTTCGGCTCGAATTTCTTGCCGCAGACAGGGCATACGGACTTTTCGACATGCTTAGGCTTACTACTTACGTCGTGCCTTTTCTGCAAGCACTCCGGGCAGTATTTACGGGTGATGCTCCTTGCCCAGAATTCCCGTCCGCACATCTGACATTTTACGGTTATCAGCGTCTTCACTCCAATCACCTCGCATCAGTTCACCCACTAACTATCAGCTTTCTCGAACGCTTCAACCACCTTGGAAATAATGAAGTCAGCGCACGGCTGGGCCATTCCATTACCGAGTGCCTTGTATCTTGCAGTGTCGCTTCCATAGGCGGTATAGCCATCCGGCAGCCCCTGCAGTCGCTCGCATTCAAGCGGCGTGAGTCTTCGCACTACATATTTGCTCTCTATTGATGACAAGTTACTCGCCCTCCGTTCATTGAGTCATTGAAATGGCACTAACCATTTTTCATTTTTTCGTCCATCACCCCGCCAGGCCCTTTTGCAACAAGAGTATTCGTCACATTGTCATCTCGTATAACAAACTCATACGCTGCGTTCTTTCTCTGGTTGAATGACGCACGGTCAAGATAGTAAACAGGCACCATCACCGCCTGCTGGTCATGCATACAGTTGATGGAGCCAGCCGTCTGCGTCATCATCTGCTGATTCAGTTGCCCGTTTCCGATGCAGACTGGGCCTTCAACACTCTCTCCAATATCGGCGGGAGTGCTTTGTGTTTTACTGATGCTCTCCGAAGTATTCCCAGACATGCCCTCCGGGTCAAATAGTACTTGGATTCCACCCCCCCACTTTCCAAAACCTGCGATAAGAAAGATTCTTTCACGATGTTGGGGGACTCCCCAATACTGGGCGTCGAGCACTCTCCATGCAATACCCACTCTTTCACTTCTAACCATTCCGGCTTTTGCCCATCTGCCAGTTCCAGGCATTGGAATATCGGTCTCTGCGATTTCCCGGAGCACGGCTTGAAAGTCGTTTCCATGATTTGATGAGAAGGCTCCGGGCACGTTTTCCCAAACAAAGAACTTTGGGTATAATCCATTGGTTTTCTCCCTCATTTCCCTTACAATGCGTACTGATTCAAAAAACAGGTTGCTTCGTGAACCGGCAAGGCCTTTCTGCTTACCGGCCACTGATAAGTCTTGGCATGGGCTTCCGGCACAGATGATGTCCACTGGTGTGACTTTGCTTCCGTCAATCTTTGTGACATCGCCCAGCTGTACTACGTCGGGGAAGTGTGCACGTGAAACCTTCATAGGAAAATCTTCGATTTCGCTTGACCATACAGGCTTCACACCGTTCCTCACCGCTGCCAAAAGCCAGCCGCCGATTCCGTCAAACAGGCTTCCTAATGTGAGCATCTAACCACCTCAATAAAAGCATTCATATCAAATTTCTCCTTAAACGGCCCTTCTCTGCGTTTACGAAACATGAACGATAAATTACTCATTCACATTACGCAAACGCAATACAGGCCAATATGGACTACATTTTGAACGGTTTAGTTCTCGTTGAGGTCTCTGTTAAGAGCTCTGCTGATTTTTGCCTTGAGTACTTTGTGCGCCGGCGAGATGGATGTTCCACCGTCAAGATTGTGGATGCTCCGTTCGTTCACCATACGTGGAGTGATTTTAATGAAGCCCGGAATAGAGACTTCATTACCAATAGTGAGGTGGTCACAGGTAATCTTGATAAAGTCATCAATCACCATAGAAACGTCTTTGGCTTTGAGGCCGGTAGCCTTGGTCACTTCTCTGATAAGGTCTGTCTTGTTAATCTTTGTCATTTTATTCTTCCTCCGTTTCAACTAACCGTTTTCCATCTTCACTCAATCCAAATTCTCTGCGGGCATCATCAATAACGGTGAGAGCTTCTTCCATGGTGAAAATGCCTAAATCCATAAAAGCATTGAATACGGCTTCGGCTTTGGAAGAAATAATCATGAGCGACAAATCCGCAGTGTCCCATTCTTCCTTTGTCTTTTCTGTCAGTGTAGGCATACTCTTAAACTGACTGATTTTTTCAAGAAGCTCTTTCCGCTTCCATTCATACCAGCGCAGCACGTCCGTTGCGTTGTCTCTGATTTCTTCTGCCACAAAAGTTTCCATAGTCTGTTTTCTCCTTATTTCTTGAATACTCATGGTTTTCATAATCTTCTGCCATCTATACGAAGAGTAAGTTGGAACCATATAATCAGCAATTTTGAAGGACCATGCAGTAAACCGTCACACGTAACCAGTCATTATCAACTGCACCTATTTCCCTGACGATGGCATATCCAATGTCAAGACACATCAGGTAGGGTATATCCTTAACCCTGCCGGAATACAGGATTTCTCCTTCATCGTCTTGGCTTGCGCCTTCGCTGACGATATTAACATTCGCATTCCTGTCGAGAAGCTGTAAGAGCTCCTTAAGAAGAACATTTCGCATGATTCACGCCTCCTGTCTCTTGAATCTCTTTACATTAAGAATGGTTCCTTTAGTACCGTCATCCTTTTCATATTCCTGATGGTAAAGCTCTACAAATCCTTTCTTTCCGGCCAAATCATCCCAATGCATGCGGAACCCTTTTTCTCCGCTCTTCATCACTCCGATGGAAACAAAGAAGTCTGAAATGATCCACGCATTCTTCTTGAAAAGCCAGAAGGAATATACAAGGGAAGTAACACCCTGTTTACCACCGTTGATGGAAAGGGTTACATTTACAACAGGCACTCCACGCCCTGTTTTTGCGGTTTTAATCTCTTTTCTGACACTTTTTACGGTAAATGGATATATCCCGTCTTTGAGGTCAATAAACCTGTCTTTATCGCCGGTGTTCTCATCAATAGCCTTGTCAACGGCCACACGGTCATACAGTACACGCCGCCCAATGTGGCGTACTACTCCATGCTCAATGGCCCATTTCTCCGCCTTGGTGTGGCCCAGTCCGATATAATTGCAGAACTCCGATTTATTCAGAAGTCTTTTGCCACTAAGCGGGTCGGTAACTACGCTGATTGTATTTTTCATCATAACTTCCTCCTCATTTCTTTCTCTTTTCTCTTTCTCTGTAATTGAAGTTCTTTCCCCTATGGAGGGGTGCCCCTGTATATGGGGGAGAGATTTATATCTCCCCCTATATAGGGGTATCCCTCCTATGGGGTATCTTTTAAAATATATAAGGCTTCAACAACACCACACCCGGAACAGACGTACTATTTTCGTCCTCATTGGAAGGTATGTCAACCTTACGATAGAATCCATCTTTACCACACTCGAACGCATATCCATTCTTTTTGCATTCAGGATTTATAACCGTGTTCACATATTTTTGGACCCACGAATCTTTGCGTGGTTTGTCCAGTTTGCAGATTTCAGCTACCCTGCTTGCGAGTATTGCCTTAGAGTTCAGAACACCGTGGTTACACCCATCCTCAAGCAGCTTACGAAGCACTTCGACTTCATTGTTCGATTGTTCCTTCCTTGCGTTGCCTGAATTCTTCCCGCCTTCACCTGGACTTCCCTGGATAGGCCTGTCTTTCAAATCATGAGTGATTTTATGGATAGGCCATTCAAAGAGGATGTCTACCGGATTAGGTGTCTTGAATTCCCGAAGCACTCCTTCCACACGGTATGCACAGTTAGGCCCGTATTCGGAAAGCTGTGCGTCTGTCAGGCTGATTGGAGACACGTCCAACAGAGCGTCCGGGTCACGGGCGAATACACCCGAACCGCTTGACCTGTCCATGACGTTGGTGTTTCCTTTCGAGCCTTTGGAGTGGTGATGGATATACACGACTGATACGCCCAATGACTTACAGATTTTGTCGAAGTTGTTGCAGAACTTAGCCATATCGCCGGCAGCATTCTCATCACCCGTAATAACCTTGTAAATCGGGTCAACGATTATGCATTTAAGGTTATATCCTTTTGCCCTTCGGATAATGATAGGTGCCAGCTTATCCATGGGGATTGCGTCACCACGGAGATTCCATGTGTAGATATGGTATTTCTCGGTTCTTTCAATACCCAGTGAATGATATACGTCGTCCATGCGGTGAAGGAAACTTGGCGGGTCGATTTCAAGGTTGATGTAGAGTACATTACCCTGAACACAATGGAAACCGAGCCAGCTTGTACCTTCTTTGATGGCAATGGCAAGTTCAATCAGAAGGAATGACTTGCCGGCTTTGGAAGGCCCTGCGATAAGCATCTTGTGTCCCTGTCTCAACACTCCGTTGATAAGCGGAGGTGCGAGCTCCGGCAGATGGTCTGCGATTTCGTCAAAGTCCGTAAACTCTGGAAGGTCGTCTGCCATGTCCTGTACCCATTCAAGCCATTCGTCGTAGCTTTCAGCCCCGATATTGGTGGCGATGAGATACTGTTTCCTGCTTCCACGGAGGTAGCCTGGAAGTCTCGAAAGTCTTGACGGATTCTTGTTCTTGTAGTCAACGTCAAATCCATTCTTTTTGCAGATTTTGTAGAGACGGTCTACCTTTTCACGATATTCCTTTTCAGTATCAGCAAAAATCTTGACGATGGCATGGATTGACTTGCCGCCGGAAGAGACCATGGCGGCTACAGGAAGGTTCAGTTTCTTGATGAGTGCAATCTGTTTGCCCGTATCGATGTTGTCGGATTCAACCAACGCATAGCGGTATTCGGAGATTGAAGAATCATTTGAACCGGTACCGGTTACAGGATTAAACCTAATCCAGGCGCCGGCTTCGGTTGTTGGAAACTGGTTTCCGTGGTCCAGTCGCATCGTGGCTCCGATAGCTTGATTTACGTTCTTGTACAGCTTTAATCTTTCGATGAGTTCACCGGCGGTAAAGGCTGAAGAACCATATCCACTCGGTTTCCACTTGCCATCATCGTCTAAAACGGAATCGAGCACAAAATTAACCCTGTCGTCTTTTCTGAACACGGCATTCAGGTAGTTGATTGCATCATCTACCGGGTTCCATTCTTCGTTTGTAGGTTCCATAACTGTTTCGGAGCCGACGTAGTCGGGTTCAACGATTTTAAGGTCTTCATCGGTAAGGCAGTAGTCCAAAGGAATAGGTTCTTCATACTCTTCTGATTTCCACCCACGTTCTTTGGCAAGCTGCGTGATGGTAGCACCTGTCACGATTTCAGACGTATTTTCATTGAACGTCTCCCATTTCTTTTCGCATTCCCCTTCGTGGAATTTAGCACCTTTGCTTGACCATTCAGCCCAGACATCCATCGGATAGCCCTCATGCTTGAGGGCCATGCCGACGTTAATCCAGATATTGTAGTCTTCGTCAGGGTTGATAAACCTTAAAAGGGGAATAAGGTTCATCTTGCTCATATCATTTCACCGCATTTTCTTCACTTGGGTTCACATACCGTTTAACACGGTTCCTGTCTTTCCCGTTGTATTCTTCGTGCGTGAGCTCAAGGCGGCCTTCCATACCGACCGACTGTGCAAAGGCTTTACCAATGCCTTCTTTCTGTGCGATATCGATTGTTCCTACAGCACGGAGGAATGAGGAAACTTTCCAAATAGCTTTCTTGACGCATGGAATCCAGTCAGTAATGGCGACTTCTCCTGCTTCGTCGAGAATGCGGAGATTCACTACAAACTGGTCATTTCCCGCTTTAGAAGTACTTTCCGTAGCTTCTTTTACACGGAATTTGTATTCACCTTCCGGGAGAAGGCGGAACAGGTCGCCGCTTTCTTCGGCCTTCTTTACATCTTCTTCGGTAAGCTTGTAGTCAAATCCGATGTTTTCATCATTCTTGACTTCTCCGAATTTTCCAAAATTTGCGTTCATAATAATTCTCCTTTACATAGAAATTTGTTTATCTATCAGAACGGAACCCGGATGTTATTGTTGATAAAATTCACAATCCCATCCCACTGTCCGGCAAGGGCAGTGAGGTCGTCGTCCTTATAGTCGATTAACTTAACCCCCTTCATGGAGGGGTCGAGTTCGGAAACCGCCTTTTCGACTTCTTCGTCGGTGACAGGGGTCTTATCCGTGTATACGCCGGTAGCCATGAGCCCCTTGAGCTTCCTGTATGCAGCGGAACCTTTCGGCGGTTCGGGCTTCGGCTCTTCACTGGGCTCATGTTTGAGCTCAGCAGGTTCAGCCTTTGCCTTGTTTTTGTCGATTTCCTTCTCCACCTTTTTGTTCTCAATCATCTTCTGGATTTCGGTGGGTGCAGATGTGTCGGAAGGAATGAGCTTTGTAATCTGCTTATATTCCATGGGAATTACATCAGGCAGATTGAACCTGTTCTTGGCATCCGCAAAGGGTGAGTGGTTTGCCCTCATCATGCGTTTGCCGCCACGGGCCTTGTTCTTGGTGTTCACCTTCACAACGGAGATGTCGTAGAAAGCAAAGAGAAGGATATCACTCCACTCCTTAATGAGCGGAGCAAGCTTATTGGTGGACATTCCCGGAAGTTTCATTTCCCAATGGTCATAGGGCGCATTGAGTTCCGGGTCGTTCACTGTGCGGAGGATTGCATGGGCAAGGACTACTACATTCTTTCCCTTAAGAATCAGTGCTTCCAGTTTGCAGAGGAAAACGCTGAATTCTTCGGCAAGCATCTTGTAGCCTTTGCCATACGGAATGTCCTCGATAGAGGTCTTTCCGGGTGCCTTCTTTGCAATCACATACCGCTCGCAGAGGGAGGCCGCTGCGTCGGCTGTATCGATAACAAGTGTCTTGTATCCTGAAAAATCCTTGTTATCTCCGAAGTCATCAACGACTTCTTTGAGTTCGTCCCATCCGCCAACGTCTGTCACACGGTCAACATTCAGCTGACTTGTTCCATTGTCCAAGTCAATGAAGAGCGGGGAAGGGAACTGGCCTGCGAAGGTTGATTTACCAATACCTTCCACGCCATAGATACAGGTCTTTACAGGCCGTGCCTTAATGCCACTAGAGATTTTCATTTCACATCCTCCTCTCTAAAGAAAATGCAGTTAGATTCGAGCCATTCGGCTACCTTCTTACGAGTGTCCTCCGTTCCATATACACGGAAGAGATACTCTCTCTTACTTGGCATGTCGCTAGCTGGTTCAGCAGGTGCCACATCATGAGACGAAGAAACTTCGTCTTTTGCTTCCTTAGCTTCAACCGGCTTTTTAGCTTCCGGTTCTTTCTTTTCAACTGCTTTTTCTTCAATGGATTTCCTCTCCAATACTGCTTTGTCGATGGCGGCCCAATCAGACTTGGTGTCGCCGGTAAGGGAAATATCTTTGATGGTTACAGGTGTCTTGAGACCGGCTTTAAGGGACGCCAGCTGGCAATAGAGCATTGCGGATTCTCTCTGTGCCGCTTCGAGTTTTTCGGCCATCTCGCTTTCATGGAGAGCCTTCACCTGTTCAGAAACTTCCTTTGTAATACCTTCCTCCACGTCGGCCCATTTAGCCGTCTTGTTGAGCCATTTTTCTTCCACAATGAGATGGTATTTCTCATAGGGAAGGCCCAGCTCCTCGGCTTTCTTGGAATAAGCCGCCTGAATCTTGGAGATAACGTCGCTCCGGCGTTTCTCCTCATACTTGTTAAGCTGTTCGTCAAGCCCGGCTTCACGGCTTCTGACGATATCTTCAAGCTCTGTAATCTGCTTACTGAAAGTGTCATACGGCTTCTTGAGTTCCGCCTTCACTTCCTTACCGAACTTGGTGAGCTTTGTCCTTGTGGATACCAATTCAGCCTTAGCCTTCTTCATGTCGGCAAGGTTCTCGTCGGTGACGATGAGACCATCATATTTTTCGGTGACTGCGGTAATAAATTCTTTCATTTTGTCGTAATTCCAGTTGAATCCTGCGGTAGAGATTACCTGCGGTTCAACCGGAACGATTTCGGTGTACTGTGAGAAATTAGCCTTCATTGTCCTCATCCTCCTTGTCATTGATTTTCAAAACTAATGCTTGACCGTTGCAGATTCTCTTGTCATTGACAGGAACCACATCCAGCCCTACGGACTTAAGGCTTTCTGTGATTCTGTCGATAACCGCCTTCGTCCTCTGGTCAATGAGAGCTTTAATGAAAAACCTTACATACTCGTCTATCTTATCTTTAACGCCGGCGGTTACTGCCATGGAAATCATATCGATAACTGCTTTCTCGCCGTTGGCTTTACTGTCCGGCGTTTTAGCGAATACTTCCGTCAGCTTTGCAATAGCAAAGAGATATTCAAAATCATCAACATCCCCCATTGTTTCAATCCGTGGAGATAATTCATCGTCTCCCTTGCGATGAAGGGAAATCACGATTTTGCTTTCTTCCTTATTCATAATTCTCGGGCCTCCTTTACCCTTACAACGATTTCTTGATTCGGCTGCAAATTGCCTGGATTCTCGATGTGGTTGTCCTGCATGGTTTGCCATACAAGTTTCCCCATATCTTCTTTATCCGTGGCAATCCTGCCGCAGATACCCCAAAGAGTATCTCCCTGTTCAACCGTCACCCTGTATTCGATAAGGTGACTGTTATGCTGGTTACGGTAATAGCCGACCGCCACCCCACAGGCTAGTGACAGGGCGATGACGGCTAGTACTGCTTTAACCTGTTTCTTCATAGTTTCGACGCTTTCTCAAGTCCTCATCCACAATCGACTTGTCTATGTAAATCAGGCGGCCAATCTTGTAAATGGCCCCAGTCAGCTTTGCATACTGGACAACCTTCTTCCTACCCATGGAAAGGTAGGTCATCGCCTCTGACACTGTGAGAAGTCTCGCACCCTCCTCCATGAATCGCACCTCCTTCTGTTTACGTTTGTGAACTATTCGTTAAAAAAAATCGACCCAACGGAAGTACCGAAGTACTTTGCAAGTTTAATTTTAACTTTGTCTTTGGGAACACGATAACCGTTTTCGTACATGGAAAGTGCGGAAGCACTGATATTACAGGCTTTTGCCACTTCTTCAACGGTTTTTCCGCCACGAAGTCTTTTGAGCGTTTTCCCGATTTCTTTGCTTGTCGGCATTATTCTCACCCCCTTTTAAATATCACGTTCGTGAACTGTATAAAGTGTATCACGCTTAGTGATGACTGTCAATCACATTTTGTGAAATTTTTGTAGACTTTTTCTCACATTTCGTGATATAATACATATAAGGGAGGTGAAAAAGCATGGAAAATGAGAAAGACGCAAAAGAACTGATCGCCGAAAACATCAGAAAAATTCGTGAAGCACGGAACCTTACGCAAAGCGAGCTTGCCGAAAAGGCGGGTGTAAACAAAAGTACTGTAAGCATGTATGAAAGTGCAAGCAGGACGCCTAAACTTGATTTCGCAAAAAAGCTGGCTAAAGCTCTAGACGTAAGTGTTGATTCGTTTTATTCAGCAAACAGCACGCTTAAATTCAAACATTTAGACGACTATGATGATTCAGTCCGGTTACCAAAGGGATTTATACACGTTCCCATGATGGGATATGCCGCTGCCGGTAAACCGCTTGAGGATCTAAACCAAGATACCGCATATTACGACGTTGACGGTAAGTATCACGTAGATTTCTGCATTACCGTTTCGGGAGACAGTATGATTAATGCCGGTATCAACGATGGAGACATCGTGTTTATCCGTGAAATGCCTGAGGTTCCCAATGGAGCTATTGCATTGGTAAGAATTGACAACGATAGATTCTGTTTGAAGAGGTTCTACAAGGGTGAAAACAAAGTCACGCTTGTATCTGAAAACCCTGCTTACCCACCAATGGTATTTGATGAATCAAATTGTGAAAGTGTATCGGTTTTAGGACTGGCAGTTATCAAGCAATCGGTTATTAAGTAAATTTAAAGGCCCCTTCTGTGTGCGAGACAGAAGGAGCCGGATAAGAACCACCACGGTATAGGTCGTTCTCTGTCTTATTTTAGCATGAACGGCCTTGATTTTAAAGAAAAGGACAGATAATCATGGGCCGGTATGTCGGAATGAGAAGAAAATCCAACGGCAGTTGGGAAAAAAGATTTACAGTTAATGGAAAAAGGTACTCGGTGTGCGCCGAGACGCAGAAAAAGGCGGAAGAACTGGCAGACAAGCGGAAAGCTGAAATCAAGAATGGGAACTATAAGCCGTCATCTTCCGTCACCCTGTCACAGTATTTTGATGGTGAATTTATAAGATTTTACACCGAAACCGTAAAACCCAACACAATTTTTGCATATAGGCGGATATTCGACTTTGATATTCGCCTGAAAATTGGCGACACAAAGATTACGGGCATTGAAAGGCGCATGATAAAGCTCCTTATGGAGAAAATATCAAAAGCGAAGAGCGTGTACGCTGCCAATAATGTACTTAAAGTCTTGAAACTGGTGCTTAAGTCAGCTGAGGAAGATGAAATTATCACCAAGAGCCCGATTTCCGACATGAAACCGCTCAAGCGTACTCCATCTTCTATTCACGAGAAGTCACATCGTGCATTAACACGGGAAGAAACAGATATTTTCTTCAAATATGAGAAAAGCGAATTATATTATAACTTTTATAGATTTATGTTAAATACGGGGCTCCGTGGCGGTGAAGCCAGTGCCCTTGAATGGAGAGATATTGACCTAAAAAACATGGTCATCCACGTAAGACGTACCATTACAAGGCTTGTTGATGGGAAAATTGCCATCGGCGACACTCCGAAAACTACAAAATCTAACAGGGATATTCCAATTAACACTGAAATTATGAAGATTCTCCACTCACAAAGGGAATTATACCTTGCCTTGTTCGGTTCAAAAACAGAGAATATTGCCGCCAGGGTGTTTTCTATGACAAATGGAGGAATAATCACCATACAGAACTCAAACTCACGTATCAGGTGGCTTGTAAAACGTATAAATAAAGACGGAATCGATTTCGAGCCGTTTTCTACCCATGCTTTCCGTGTTACTTTCGCCACCCGTGCTGCCGAGAGCGGTATGGATATGAACGTCCTGAAAGAAATCCTTGGGCACTCATCATATCAGATGACCGCAGACCTCTATTCCCATGTCTACAAAGACAGAAAGGTGGAATCAATGAAAAATCTAGCCTTCTAGTTTTCCCCATTTTTTCCCCACAAAGCTCCCCACATCGGATAATCCATGTGGGGATATTTATTGCCATAAGAGATTATAAACGGACAACAATTTTTACTATTTTATCCGATAAAATCTAGCTTTTTATGGCATGAAAGGCTTGATAAGGCATGATAAGGACAGATAACCATACCACCATATAAATAGAAAGGATTCTATATAGGCTTTGTAAAGGAAATACAAAAGGGCTGTGAAAGAATGTTCAATCATTTTTCACAGCCCTCTCTGACCGATACACTACAGACTTTCTTTCCTCTTCAGAAAATGGAAGAAGGAGTGGTTTTCAAAGAAAAGGAAAATCATAGGCATAACGAGAAGGGTGAAGATGGTAGAGGTGAGAAGGCCGCCGATAATAACCCAGGCCATGGAGCTTCTTGTTTCCGCCCCCGCCGTCACCGCCAGAGCCGTAGGCAGCATGCCTACAATCATGGTGAAGGTGGTCATGAGGATAGGGCGGAGCCTTGTCTTTCCTGCTTCTATGACCGCCTCTTTTGGATTCATGCCCCTGGTATGCATGAGGGTCAGGGTGTAGTCCAGAAGGAGGGTGCCGTTCTTGGCCACCA